AGGTAGTGGTTCTGCGCCATCACCTGGTCGCGCTCATTGTCCTGCTCACGGCGGCGAACCACAAGGCGCTGGACGTAGGAACGGTGGGGTACGGGTGACCCGTAAGACATAGGCTCATGGTAGAAGTTGCGCTGGTGCAGTTCCGACTCGCGCAAAAATGCATCAGGGTTCTCGCGCTGCAAGGAAGCGGCGACCTTGTCTATCTGAGCGCCTCCAAAGCAAGCGGCAGCCTTTAGCTGGCTGCGTTGGTAGTTGGTGAGTTTCATATTTGCTCCGGTTGTTGATGACGAAGTAATCATCTCATACATGACGGCAACATCAGTTGCTAAATGGGGTAGGGAAAACACCTACACATTTCCCTGTAGAATCAGTCATCTAGGAGTTGACAATACCATCATGGAATCCACTACACAACAAGCAATCCGAGCCATCCGCGAGAAAGCGGAGAGGTCAGGTTTCACTTTGTCTGATGTCGCCTACGCGGCAGGCATTGACAAGGCCCAGGTCTCGCGCTGGTCTACCGGCAAGGTCGTTCCACTGTACTCGGCGGTTGTCAATCTGCAAGAGGCTTGCGACGCCCTGGTGGAAGCCAGGCTGCTGATGCTACAGAAGGAGAGCCAGCAGTGAGCTTTATCATAGGCATCGACCCAGGCATCAGCGGAGCCATTGCTGTGTTTGATTGGTACACGCACACCTTAAAAGAAGTCATTGATATGCCAACGCTCGAAGTGGTCTCAGGCAAGACAAAGAAGCGGCATATCAGCGCGGCAGGGTTACGCAACATATTGGAGGGCTACCCCAACTCGTACGTCGTGATTGAGAAGGTTGGCGCTATGCCAGGGCAGGGCGTTTCTAGTATGTTCAATTTTGGGCGCAGCGCAGGCATCATAGAGGGCGTTGTGGCCGCGATGCACTTTCCCAGCACCTATGTCACCCCTGCCTCCTGGACGAAGGCTGTAGGCCGCGCTGCGGGTAAGGATGCCAGCCGTATGCGTGCGATGGAACTGTTCCCAAGCAAAGCCGATCTGTTCAAGCGTGCGAAGGACGATGGTCGCGCAGATGCCTGCTTGATTGCTCACTGGTACATAACGAAAAATGCTTGACCCGTTCAAAATCACAGAGCCAACGTGCATATCGTTTAGCGGTGGGCGCACGAGTGCCTATATGCTTTGGCGGGTCCTACAAAGCAATGGCGGGTTGCCAGCGGAGGCGATTTGCTGCTTTGCGAACACCGGCAAGGAGGATGAGGCGACATTACGTTTCGTGCAGGACTGCTCGGAGCAGTGGAATGTTGAGGTTCATTGGGTTGAGTTTCAAAACGCTGATCCTGCATTTAAGCGCGTGACGTTTGAAACCGCCAGCCGCGATGGTGAGCCATTTGAGGCGCTGATCCGCAAGCGGAATTACCTACCTAATCCGGTGACTAGGTTTTGCACTGTGGAACTAAAGATTCGCAGCATCCACAAGTATTTGAAATCATTAGGCTGGGCGCACAACGAGTCAATGGATTGGGTTGGCATGAGAGCAGACGAGCAGCGCCGAGCCGCAAAGATCGCTGACAAGTCACGCATTCCATTGGTTACTGCTGGCATAACCAAGTCAGACATCTCAGCATTTTGGAAGTCGCAGCCATTTGACCTTGGCCTGCCTAACATGAACGGCGTGACTATGCATGGAAATTGCGATTTATGTTTTTTGAAGGGCGGCGCACAGGTGTTATCTCTAATTGCAGAAAAACCAGAACGTGCTATATGGTGGGCCAAGATGGAGGCATTGGCATTGGCATTGGCATCCAAGCCAAGCGGTGCGGTGTTCCGTTCCGACCGGCCTAGCTACGCTCAAATGGCGGCATTCGCTGTTGATCAGCGCGATATGTTTGATCCAGCAGAAGAAAGCATTGCCTGCTTTTGCGGGGACTGACCATGCTTGACCAACTACGCACCATGCGCGAACACATTATCTGGCTGGGCACTCAGTTGGAGCAGGAGCGCGACTCCTCACGCGAGAAGACTGTGCTGCTCAAGCGCCTGCTGGACCCTGATGACTTGGGTCACGCGGTCACCAACGAAGTACGCAAGCAGGCTTACGCAATCATCAGCAACGAACATGAAAGAGAAAGAGAAAAATGGAACGCATCAAACTGAGACCTAGTGCCGCATCACGTTGGTTGGCTTGCCCTGCAAGCGTAAGGCTTTGCGAGGGAATTCCCGACTCGCCATCAGGTGAAGCCGCCCAGATTGGCACGGCCATTCACGCATTGGCCGAGATTTGCTGGCTATCAGGTGACGTGCCGGCCAACCATGTCGGGTCAATCGTTGAGGGCATCACGATCACTCAAGACAACGCCGACTTCGCGCAGTTGCACTTGGACACCATCAAGGAACTGGAAGCGAACTACGACAACGTCACGGTGGAAGAACACCTGTCAATCCTTGACACCATGAAAGCCAATTGCCAGGGTACTGCTGACGTTGTGGCTTGGGACAACGAGGGCCAGTGCTTGGAGATTGCGGATCTGAAAACGGGGCGCGGATATGTGGACGCTGATAGCAGTCAGATGAAGCTATATGCGTTGGGCGCAATCAAGTTGATGGGAGACTTTCAGCGCATCAAGCTAACGATTGTGCAGCCGCAGACAGGCGCTAACCGCACTCACGAGATGCTGCTTGCTGATTTGCTTGCATGGGAATCAGACGTAGTGATGCCTGCCATTGAGAAGGCACACAACCCTGATACCTATCCTACCCCATCCACCACCGCCTGCAAGTACTGCCCGGCAAAGTTGCATTGCCCTGCGCTTAAAGCAATGGCAGCGGAACCGCCTGTGCCAGTGAAAGAGTTAAGCGCAGATGAGATTGCTAATTGGTTGGAGCAAGGCGAACTGGTGGAGGCGTTCTACGAAGAACTTAAGAAGGTGGCGTTTGCCCGCCTAGAAGGTGGCGGTGCAGTGCCAGGCTGGAACTTGGTTCCGAAACGCGCTATCCGAAAGTGGCGCAAGGATGCGGTCATTGCGAGGTTACCAGTAGATATTGAACTGCTTTATACGCATGAGCCAATCACGCCAGCGCAAGCTGAGAAATTACTGGGCAAGGCAGACAAGCATTTGCTCGACGATTTGACAGAGAAGGTCTCAAGTGGACTGACTCTGGCAAAGATGGTGGAATCCTCTGCCATCTAACATTGGGCGCAAGCCTGTAACTTTTGGAAACTGAAATGCTAAATTTATCTAACAACTCTGGATCAGGTAACTCTTACATCCGCTTTGCTCCCCAGGCTAACGCTTGGACTAACCGCGACGGTGAGGAAATCCAACTTAAAAAAGTCGTTATGGATCTGGACTCGGTGCAGACCGGCTGGCTGATGATTGCCGCAGGAATGCGTGATTGGCAGCCGGATGAGACTCTGGGCGCTAAGTCTCAGTCGCCAGGCGAGGGGTACAAGCGCGGGTTTGTGGTGACGCTGTACTCAAAGGAACTTGGCCTGGTCGATTGGAGCGCCAACGCTTACGGGCCGTGTAAAGGATTTGAGAAAATCTACTCTGAGGCCGCGAAGGCTGCTGGTATCAGCGATGGCAAGCTGCCCGTCATCGAGTACGTTAACTCTACCGCCGAGAAGGTTGGCAAGGGCAACACGCGAGTGCCGAACTTCAAGCTGGTAAGTTGGGTTGCGCGACCCTTAGGCATGGATGCGGACGGCGGTGAGTTTGTTGAGCCGGAGCCAGCACCAGCGCCTGTACGCAAGGCGGCAAAGCCTGCGCCTGCACCCGTTATGGATGACGAAGAGTTTTTCTAACCAGTAGTCTGGTGGCCGGTGGGTTGATCTCCACCGGCTTTTTTTTCCTCTAAAAAAGTACAAGTATGAAATTTCTATCAGTTTGCAGTGGGATTGAGGCGGCAAGTGTCGCCTGGCATCCATTGGGATGGGAATCGGTGGCGTATTCGGAGATTGAGCCGTTTCCTTGCAAGGTGCTACAGCACCATTACCCAAACGTGCCCAACTTGGGCGACATGACTAAATTTAAGGAGTGGCCTAATGCAGATGTCAATGTTTTCGTCGGAGGAACACCATGCCAGTCTTTCTCAGTCGCAGGACTCAGAAAAGGATTGGATGACCCGCGTGGCAACCTCATGCTTGTCTACCTTGCCATTGCTCAACGATATCGCCCCAACTGGTTGGTTTGGGAGAACGTCCCCGGCGTTTTGTCCAGCAATGGAGGACGGGACTTTGGTTCCCTCCTCGGAGGGTTGGCAGAGTGCGGGTATGGGTTCGCATACAGGGTGCTTGACGCTCAGTATTTCGGAGTGGCACAGCGACGCAAACGTGTGTTCGTTGTCGGATACCTTGGAGATTGGCGACCTGCCGCAGCGGTACTTTTTGAGCGCTACAGCTTGCAAGGGCATCCTGCGCCGAGCCGAGAAAAGGGGAAAAGTTTTGCCGCCAGCATTGCATCAGGCGCTCCTTTCAGCCGCACAGGGAATGACAGAGTAGAGGCTGAAGCAATGGTTGCAGTGTTGCACTCAGAGATTAGCCCAGCACTCAAAGCGCGTGACCATAAAGGGCCGTCAAGCGATGGCGATGGCGATGGCGATGGCGCAATACTCGTGCCAATGCAACCGATTGCTTACAACATCTCGCCGGGTAAAGGCGCATTAAAAGATGATATTCATGTCACTGATGCCCATGCATCGAAGACTTTAGATGCATCTGCAAGCAATCCAGAAATGCATCAAGAAGGTACGGCGATATTGCAACCCATTGCATTCAGCGGTCAGATGTCAAACCCACAGACTGATGTGGACATGACTCAGACATTGGGAGCCAAGAATCCGATGGCGGTGGCAACTCATGATGTAGCTGGAACAATGCTTTCCCGAAAAACATCAGGCGGGTTCAGCAACAGCATTGATTACGCTGCGGCTGGATACATGGCGCTACAAGCAATGGCAGTACGCCGTTTGACTCCCGTGGAGTGTGAGCGCCTGCAAGGTTTCCCAGACCGCTACACCGACATCCAACCCAAAGGCAAGGCAACCCCTGACGGGCCAAGGTACAAAGCGTTAGGCAACTCAATGGCTGTGCCTGTGATGGCATGGATCGGCAAAAGAATTCAAGAGGTGGACGCGATATGCAAGACTCAACAGAACACATAGCCAAAGCCCTAGGGAACGCCAAGCAAGTGAACGGGAACTGGCTTGCGAGTTGCCCTGTGGCAGGCCACGGACGCGGCAACGGCGACAAGAATCCGAGTCTCAGCATCAAGGAAGACAATGGCAAACTCTTATTCCACTGTCATGGTGGGTGCGACCAGCACTCAGTATTTGACGCTGTCAGGGAACGCAACTTATTGCCAGCGTTACAGCGCCAAGAGTATTCTCTCCAGTTAATCAAAGGTGAATTGATGACCATGCCGCAGTTGGAGAACGAGTGGGAGTACAAGGATGAGCAAGGCGAGACGCTGTTCGTAAAGCGCCGGTTCAAGACCAACACCGAGAAGGGTAAGACGTACTCTTTGCACAAGGTGGATGCCGCTGGGAACCGCAAGGGCAGCATGACAGGGGCGCGGATAGTGCCTTACCGCCTGCCGGAACTCATCAACGCAAGGGAAGCTGGCCGCGCTATATACCTAGTGGAAGGCGAGAAGGCAGCCGACGCCCTGGTCAGCATTGGAGCCATTGCCACTACGTCCCATGCTGGTGCAAGCCACTGGCCGGAAGACATCACCCAATACTTCACCAACGCGGTAGTGATAGTGGTTCCGGACTGCGATGCACCAGGCTGGAAGTACGCCAAGCGCGTAGTCCAGGCTCTGCTGCCGGTGGCTAAAGCAATCCGAGTGCTAGATTTTAACTTACCGGAACTCGGGGATGACGCCTACGAGTGGGTAGCGGATGGCGGTGACCGCGCCAAGTTAGCCGAACTTGCCAAGGCGCTGCCGGTTATCACCAGCATAGACCAGGTTGTGACACCTGATTGGATTGTTCCACGGGAAACGGTAGAGGAAGTGGCAGCGTTACCCGAGGAAGAGCCTCCCATCCTAGTCCCGCGGCAACTGCTCAACATTGAATCTTGGGATGACATTGAGGACGAGCCGGTTGAGTGGCTGATAGACAACGTCCTGCCGAAGCGTGCGTTTTGCGCTTTGTATGGGCCGCCAGGCAGTTACAAGTCATTTGTTGCGCTGGACATTGCGGAGGCGGTGGCAACGGGCAGGGCGTGGATGGGGCGGGAGGTGCAAGCTGCCGGTGCAGTCCTGTACATCTGCGGGGAAGGCTTTGGCGGCATCGGCGCACGCATCAAAGCCTGCAAGATGCACAACCGCACTCAGGCCGGCGCAGAAATCTACGTCATCAGGGCCGCGATAAACATGAGATCCAGCGCGGATGACTTTGATTTGCTGGTGGCCTCGATCAAGGATCTGGTGGAGAAGACAGGCGTCCAGTTTGAACTGGTGCAGATTGACACGTTAGCTAGGGCGTTTGGCGGTGGCAACGAGAACAACAGCGAAGACATGGGAGCGTTTATCCATAACGCGGGACGGATTCAGCGGATGCTGGGATGTGCCATGATGGTGTTGCATCACAGCGGAAAGGATGCCACCAAGGGTTTGCGTGGGCACTCAAGCCTGCTGGGAGCCGTTGACACCCAACTGGAGCTGATGAAGGTTGACGCAACTCCCAACCCGTCCAGCCCGATAGCGGGATCAGGAATTCTCACGATCAGCAAGCAGAAGGACGGCCAGGACGGTCTGAAGATTGGCTTTGAGATGGTGAAGGTGGAGATTCAGGGCAGCCAGTTAGGCATCAGCGAAGCCCAGATCAGTCTGGCGGTCAGGGCCAGTGACGAGGCAATCCAGCAGGAAATGCAGCAGCAAGCAGTCAACCGCCAAGACAAACCACGCAAGCTGCAAGAGAACCAGCAAATCGCTTTAAACGCTATCCACAAGGCGTTAGAAAAGAATGGGCATATGACAAATGTGGGTGACCAGCGCCATAAGACGGTGACTGTGAACGAGTGGAAGGACGAGTTTGTGAAGCTGAAGGGTGACAGCAGCAGCATCAACACGGACTTTTACAAGGGCAAGAAGTCGATGTTTGCCAAGGAGTTGGTGGGTTACCACAAGACGGATGTAGCGGAATACTGCTGGGTTATTTACCCCGATAAGGACAAAGATGAGCCGTTTGTGGCCTCATCCTGATAGCCGACTTATGAAGTTGGCTATTAAAACATGGCAAGCTGGCTATGTACTATTGTTTGGAAAACATAGCCGACTTGTAAAAACATGGCAAGCTGGCTATGGTGAAGTCGGCCAGAAATAGGTGGTCGGATAGCCGACTTGCATAATATTGCTTAATGCAATATGAAGTCGGCTAGTCGGCTATCTCGCGATTTTGGAAGTTGGCTATCAGATGAAGTCGGCTATGGAAAGGATTAGAGATGGCATCAAAGAAATTGTTGGAGACTGACGTTTATCCATCCGACCCGTTCAAGGTTTGGAATCAGGCGTTGGCGGTTGAGGTTGAACTGGCAAAGTTAGAGCATGAACGGGTTTATGGAATAGACCGCGTGATCGGATTGGTGGACGCAGAATTTCGGCGCAAGTTTGCCGCGCAGCGGGAACGGATTGCGGAAGCGGTGCAGGCGCGGGATGAGGAAAGGTTAGAGAGGGCCAGCAAAGGGCTTGTGGCGGCCTACAAGGCGTTAACCAAGTGGGCTGAAGGGGTAGGGCTAGAAAGGATGCCTAAAATCGATTGCATGGAGCATAGGATGCAGGACGGCAGCTTGCTAGTCGTTGTCAGGGATAGGACAATGGCGACTTGGTATGAGCAATTTCGTAAAGAGCCAGGCGCACGGTCAATCTGGACACTTGCAGAATTGGAAACGGTAATGAACGGGCCAACACTGAGCCAGGTGCGTGGAATCAAGGCAGCATTGCCTGGTACGACAATGGTTCCAGTGGAGGCGACAGGATCCAGCGGCTTTGAGGACATGAAAAATGACATTGACATCAGCAAACCATTCAGAGGAACCAAACTCTTTGACACCGCAGAAGCGGAAGTACACGCGCAAGGCGGCAAACGTGGAAGGTAACGCAATGGCATTTGTAGGGCAATCGGAAGCAAAAACAGCACAACGTGCTGCGAAAAAAGCAATTGGCAGTGCATTCGTATCGACGGAAGGCGGCGAAGCCGCACGAAATATTGAGCGAGCTACGCGCGTGAACCGACCAGGCGCGGGGCGACCAACAGAATACGGCAAAGAAATTTGGCATGGAATATTTGACAAAATAGGTGCAGGCGCGTCGCTGACAACGGCAATCAAAGAGCCAGGCATCAGCTACTCGCACGCGCAGCGGCTGATAGACGCCGATCCAGCACTAAGCGAAGCCTATGAGACGGCGAAGAAGACTCGAGCGTCGCGGATGGCAGAGGAGATTATCGAACTGGCTGACGCGCCGATCCCTGAGCATCTACAAGGCGTGGAGATCAGCGCCTGGGTAGCGCAGAAGCGCCTGCAAGTGGACGCACGAAAGTGGGTTGCTGCCAAGTTGCATCCCAAGGTGTACGGCGACAAGATTGACGTTAGCGTGCGTGATGACCGCATAAGTGTCATTGACGCGCTTGAGGCCGCACGCTCCCGCGTCCAGATCGGAATGGACGTTACGGACATAACACCGAAGTTATCCACAGGGTCAAAGTGAAAAGTACCCGAAGTTGTCCACAAAATAAGGTCACGTGCTTAATGTTTAAGCAGAAAGGGCCATAAGTACCCTGTTTTCATTCACATAATGGACACTGTATTTAGTAGTGTTGTTGAACTATGTAAAACGTACATGAAAAAATCCTAATGGAATCAATGGTTTACGTTAATGCTGGCGTTTTATCAGAGGAGAAAATGCAGAAGCAAAGTTATGCACAGGCATGACATAGTAAGTTCAATGTACGAACTAAGTGAATGCGTTGGCATATGCCAGCATATGCAGGCCGCTGGCCGTGGCCCGTTCGCCCGGTAGGGGGGGGTAGGGCCGACGGCAAAGGGCCAAGGAAACGTAGCCTCCGCGCACAATTTTTATTTTTTTTATGCTATAACCGCGCCAACAAAACCACTTGACGATAAATGCAACTTCCGATTTACAAAGGCGAGGAAGAGCAAAAGCTGATGACGGAGCTATGGTCACCGGCGATTGCTAATGACCTAGAGGCGTTTGTAAGGTTTGCATTTCCTTGGGGTGTCAAGAACACGCCATTAGAAAGGTTTACTGGCCCGCGCAAGTGGCAACGCGAAGTGCTACGCGACATCACGGATCACATTAAAAAGCAAAAGGGTCAAATTACGTTTGACACCGTGCGGATGGCGGTGTCATCTGGGCGCGGGATAGGGAAGTCTGCATTGGTTAGCTGGCTGGTGCTGTGGATGCTGACTACACGGATTGGCGGCAGCGTAGTGGTCAGCGCAAACTCTGAGAACCAGCTGCGTTCGGTCACCTGGGCCGAGTTGACGAAGTGGGCGGCCATGCTGATTAACTCGCACTGGTGGGAGATAAGCGCCACCAAGCTAGTGCCAGCGAACTGGTTGACGGAACTGGTTGAGCGTGATCTGAAAAAGGGAACGCGTTACTGGGCTTGCGAAGGTAAGCTGTGGTCTGCGGAGAATCCTGATAGTTACGCGGGTGTCCACAATCAGGACGGCATGATGCTGATCTTTGATGAGAGTAGCGGTATCCCGAATCCGATATGGGAAGTGGGCGCGGGATTCTTTACGGAGAACACGCCGGATAGGTACTGGTTTGCGTTTAGCAATCCGCGCCGCAATGAAGGCTATTTCTTTGAGTGCTTTAACGCCAAGCGGGATTTTTGGAACACGCGGTGCGTAGATGCTAGGACGGTTGAAGATACCGACAAGGCGGTCTACGAGCAGATTATCCAAGAGTACGGCGAGGACTCAGCCCAGGCCAAGGTTGAGGTGTACGGCGAGTTTCCGTCTGCCGGCGAAGATCAGTTCATTTCGGGGTTGCTGGTGGATGATGCTGCCAAGCGTCCACGCTACAAGGATTTATCTGCGCCTATCGTGATGGGAGTGGATCCGGCTCGAGGTGGTGCTGATGCCACCGTTATTGCGGTACGCCAAGGGCGGGACATTGTTGCGATTAAGCGGTACCAGGGCGAGGACACCATGACAATTGTCGGGCGCGTCATTGAGGCGATGGAGGAATTTAAGCCTGTAATGACGGTGATTGACGAGGGCGGTTTGGGCTACGGGATACTGGACAGGTTGACTGAGCAAAGGTATAAGGTGCGCGGCGTGAACTTCGGTTCCAAAGCGAAACACTCCATTGCGTTTGGGAATAAGCGGGCCGAAATGTGGAACGATATGAGATCGTGGCTAAAATCTGCTAGTATTCCCACAGACCGGCAGCTTAAAGCTGACCTAACTGGGCCTATGAAGAAACCGAATTCGTCGGGGACTATTTTCCTTGAAGGGAAAAAAGAGATGAGAGCAAGAGGATTGGCTTCACCTGACGCGGCAGACGCGATTGCCGTGACCTTTGCTTTTCCCGTGGCGCATCGGCAGTACACGGAGCCAACCCGCCGAGTGAATTCTCAGGGCAGCGGCGTTAACACATCTTGGATGGGGGCATAGTATGGCGACTAAACCAGGGCTTTATGCCAACATTCACGCCAAGCAAGCGCGTATCGCGGCTGGCAGTAAAGAGAAGATGAACAAGCCTGGCACAAAGGCAGCGCCTAGCGCAGCCGATTTTAAGCAGGCAGCTAAGACGGCGAAGAAGAAATAATGCCCGCCTTAGAACTTCCCAACATTGATAAATTCTCGCCGGACGAGCAAGCCGCGTTAAATTATCATCGGCAAAATTTGCTAACGGGAAGTGGTTTAAAGCACGATGATGGCGGCATGACCACTTTTATGGGGTCTGTTGTTGACACCGACAATGGGGCTATGATATTGCCTAGATATTGGGGCGGATCGGTAAGAGAAGTGCCTGATGCAATGCGTTTTGCTATACGGTCTGGGATCAAGTTCCCAACGTATAAATCCGTGCCAGAAGCATTGGAAGCAGAAAAACGAATGCATGATGTAATGGAACAAGATCTTAAAACTTACATGAGAGGTAAGTAATGCCACTTGTCAAATCCAAAACACCCGAGGCTTTCCGTAAAAACGTGAAAGCTGAAGTTGCCGCCGGTAAGCCGGTGAAGCAGGCCGTGGCGATTGCATATTCGGTTAAGCGCGAAGCGCAAAAGCCTATGCCAAAGGGTAAGAAATAATGGCTGATTACACCGGCATAGCTGCCGCAGGCGCAGTAGCCAATGGCGGCGGCAAGAAAAACGACAAATCCGACATTTTGGCGACTGCCCGCAGCCGCTTGGATATGGCGATTGGGGCATTGTCCGAGTCCCGCGAGGATGAGATTGACGATCTGAAGTTCTACGCGGGCAGCCCGGACAATCACTGGCAGTGGCCTGCTGATGTGCTGGCGACTCGCGGCGCAGTGCAGGGCCAGACGATCAACGCCCGCCCGTGCCTGACAATTAACAAACTGCCGCAGCACGTTCGGCAAGTGACCAATGACCAACGCCAAAACCGCCCAAGTGGCAAGGTTATTCCAGCCGATGACCAGGCCGACGTTGCAGTCGCCGAAATCTTCAACGGCATGGTCAGGCACATTGAATACATATCGGACGCCGATGTCGCTTACGACACCGCCTGCGAAAATCAGGTCAGCTACGGCGAAGGCTACATCCGCATCCTGACGGAATACTGCGACGACGATACCTTTGACCAAGACATCAAGATTGGGCGCATCCGTAACAGTTTTAGCGTCTACATGGATCCGACAATCCAAGACCCGTGCGGGTCTGACGCCAAGTGGTGTTTCATCACCGAAGACATTACGAAAGCAGACTATGAGCGTATGTACCCTGATTCAGCGCCTATCACGACCTTGCAGTCGCTGGGCGTCGGTGACCAGAATTTGTCTCAATGGCTCAACGAAGATACGATCCGCATTGCGGACTACTACTACGTTGACTATGACCGCGAAACGCTGAATCTGTACCCTGGGAACATCACGGCGTTTGCCGGTACACCCGAAGACAAGATGCTGAAAGGCCAATTTGGCAAGCCAACCAAGTCACGCGAGTCTGACCGGTGCAAGATCAAGTACTGCAAGATCAACGGGTACGAAATCCTTGAAGAGCGCGAGTGGGCGGGCCGGTATATCCCAGTTGTGCGGATTGTGGGCAATGAATTTGAGGTTGACGGGCGTCTGTATGTGTCAGGAATTGTGCGAAATGCCAAAGACGCGCAACGGATGTACAACTATTGGGTGTCGCAAGAGGCAGAAATGCTGGCTTTGGCTCCAAAAGCGCCATTTATTGGCTATGGCGGTCAGTTTGAAGGTTACGAGACTCAGTGGAAAACCGCAAACACGACAAATTGGCCGTATTTAGAGGTCAACCCTGACGTCACCGACGGATCCGGCAGCATTCTGCCTTTGCCGCAGCGTGCCCAGCCGCCAATGGCCTCCAGCGGGTTGTTGCAGGCAAAAGCTGGCGCGTCCGAGGACATAAAAGCGTCCACCGGCCAATACAACGCTTCTTTGGGCATGACGTCCAACGAACGCTCAGGAAAGGCGATTCTTGCGCGTCAGCGTGAGGGCGATGTAGGTACTTACCATTACGGCGATAACCTGGCGCGCGGCGTGCGGCACATTACCCGCCAGTTGGTTGACCTGATCCCCAAGATTTACGACACCCAGCGCGTGGCGCGGATTATTGGTGAGGACGGTGAGACCGACATGGTCAAGATTGACCCGATGCAGGCCGAGCCGGTCAAGAAGATTGTCAACCAAGAAGGCATTGTGATCGACAAGATCTACAATCCGTCCGTCGGCAAGTACGACGTAGTGGTTACCACCGGCCCAGGCTACGCCACCAAGCGCCAAGAAGCGCTGGAAGCTATGGCGCAGTTGCTGCAAGGCAACCCGCAACTGTGGCAAGTGGCCGGCGACCTGTTTGTGAAGAACATGGATTGGCCTGGCGCTCAGGAGATGGCGAAACGCTTTGCGAAGACGATTGACCCCAAGCTGATGCAAGACGGCGATAAGCCGCCTGAGTTGCAAGCCGCCGAGCAACAAATCCAAGCGATGGGCCAAGAGATGGAGCAGATGCACCAAATGATTCAGAATGTCGGCAAGTCCATTGAGATGCAAGACATGAAGCGCAAGGACTACGAGGCCGAAATTAAAGCGTACCAGGCTGAGACTCAGCGGATTGCTGCGGTGCAAGCCGGTATGACGTTTGAACAGATTCAAGACGTTGTGCTGGGCACGGTGCATGGCATGATCACTTCTGGCGACCTAGTCAACGAGATGCCTGGGCGCGATATGGATACCGGCCCTGAGATGCCAATGGAAGGCATGGAGCAACAGCAACAACAACCGATGGGAATGCCCCAATGATGTACAAAGCCGCCGATTTTGTAGGAATGCTATTCCTCGCCCGTGATGTGGCGCACAGCGTTCATCTGAACACGCGCAGCTACTCCAAGCACGTCGCGTTGAACACCTTTTACGACAGCATCATTGACCACGCCGATGCGTTTGCCGAAGCCTACCAAGGCCGTCACGGTCTGATGGGGCCGATCACGCTGCATTCAGCCACCAAGACGGCCAACATCATTGATTTCTTGCAAGGGCAATTAGACGATATTGAGAAGTGCCGCTACGAGGTGGTGGACAAGTCCGACTCTTCGCTCCAGCAGTTGATTGACAATATTGTCGAACTGTATCTATCAACCCTGTATAAACTACGCTTTTTGGCATAAGGGAACATCATGGCAAACTACACGCAACTGGCTGCAACCAATCAAGTCAAAGTCGGCGCTGGCAAACTTTACGGAATCTTTGTGTCGGCATCCAGCAGCGGAACGCTCACCATTTATGATTCGCAAGCCTCAAGCACCAGCGATCCAAAGATTTCGGACGTTTTTAACGTGTCTGCTGGAACCACATATCTGAACATTCCTGCGGGACTGTTCTTTAACAAGGGTCTGTATATCGTTTTGGCCGGTACATCCGCCGCATTTACAGTCGCATACGAATAATGCAAAAAACGTACTGGTGCGATCACCAGGGATTCTATGGAATCAAAAATGTCAGAAGAAAACCTAGCGGTAGTTGACCCCGCGCCGGAACCGATTGCAACGGCTGTATCGGAACCCGAAGTTAATGCGCCGGAAGTAGCTGAAGAACAGCAATCTAAAACTTTCACACAGGAAGAATTGGACGCTGCAATCGGCAAACGCCTTGCAAGAGAGCAAAGGAAATGGGAACGGGAACAAGCGCAACGCGCTGCGGAAACGCAGACGTTAAGAGCCGCGCCGGTTCAGTCTGTTGATCAATTTGAAAGCACCGAGGCTTACGCCGACGCGCTGGCCTATCAAAAGGCCGAGCAGTTGATCGCACAGCGTGAAGCAGCAAAGCAACAGTCGCAAGTTCTTGAAAGCTATCATGAACGGGAAGAAGAAGCACGGAGCAAGTACGAGGACTTTGAACAAGTTGCGTACAACCCCAAACTTCCGATCACCAACGTGATGGCAGAAGCGATCCAATCCTCGGATATTGGGCCTGAGTTGGCTTACCACCTCGGCACAAACCCCAAGGAAGCAGACCGCATTTCCCGTCTGTCGCCACTCGCTCAGGCTAAAGAGATTGGACGGATTGAAGCCAAATTGGCCGCAGACCCGCCCGTGAAACGTACATCGTCAGCGCCAGCACCTATTTCGCCTGTCTCTGCCCGATCCACTGGATCATCGGCTTATGACACTACGGATCCACGGTCTATCAAGACCATGACTGATTCGCAGTGGATTGAAGCCGATAGGGCACGGCAACGTAAGAAGTGGGAAGCGCAGGCTAACCGCTAATTTTTTTAAGGACTTTTTTCATGGCTAATAGCATCCTAACAATTGACATGATTACCCGGAAGGCGCTCGAAATCCTCGAGAACAACCTGGTACTCACCCGTAACGTGAACCGTCAGTACGACGACAGCTTCGCTGTCGAAGGTGCGAAGATCGGTTCCACTCTGCGTATTCGTCTGCCTGACCGCGCCCTGGTCACCGACGGCGCTGCCTTGCAAGTGCAGGACGATAACGAGCAGTTCACAACCCTGTCCGTTGCCAGCCAGAAGCACATCGGCGTGAACTTCACGTCTGCTGAATTGACCATGCAATTGGACGATTTCGCAGAGCGTGTTCTCAAGCCGCGTATCAGGCAGTTGGCCTCCAGCATTGACGCTGACGTTGCCAATGCTTACAAGACCATCGGCCAATCGGTCGGCACTCCCGGCACTACCCCATCCACTTCTTTGGTGCTGTTGCAAGCCCAGCAGAAGCTGAACGAGTCTGCTGCTGTGATGTCGCCCCGCTACGCAACGGTTAACCCCGCTGCCAACGCTGGTCTGGTTGAAGGCATGAAAGGTCTGTTCAATCCCACCGACACTATCAGCAAGCAGTTCAAGAACGGCATGATGGGTACTGGCGTGTTGGGCTATGACGAGATCAATATGTCTCAGTCCATCAAGCAACACACCACCGGCACTCGCGCTGCTACCGGCAACACTACCGGCGCTGCTGTGACAACTGAAGGTTCGTCTACCCTGACCCTGACCGTTGGCTCTGGTGAACTGATTGCTGTTGGTGATGTGTTTACGATTGCTGATTGCTACGCTGTGAACCCACAAACCCGTGAATCCACCGGTTCGTTGTTCCAGTTTGTGGCCTTGGCATCTTCGACCAGCACCACTACTGCTACTGTGACCGTGGCTCCCATGTACTCCGCTGCTAGCGCACTGGCGACCATGCTGACTTTGCCTGCCACCAGCAAAGCCGTCGTGTTCATCGGCACTGCAAGCACTCAGTACCCACAGAACTTGATCTACCACAAGGACGCAATCACGTTTGCTACTGCTGACTTGTTGCTTCCCCAAGGCGTTGACATGGCTGCACGCTCGGTTCACAACGGTATCAGCTTGCGTGTTGTTCGTCAGTATGATATTAACAACGACCGACTGCCCTGCAGGATTGATGTCTTGTACGGTTTTTCGACAATTCGTCCCGCAATGGCCTGCCGTATGTGGGGATAAATTGAATGCCCCTTCGGGGGCTTCATTTCGTAACTTTTTTTAAGGAAATTATCATGGCTATTCCTAATTCTGGTGGTGGGTATCAATTCACCGACGGCAACACTAATGAAATTGTTATGGGCGTTCAAGCAGCGCCTAATACGGCAACTGCTACGGCCACTCTGACCGTTGCACAAACCACTGGCGGCATCTTGGTTGGCAACCCGTCGACTACTGCGGCGACTTACACGCTTCCAACTGCTACGGCAATTGACGCGGTGTTTACAAACGCAAAAGTCAACAGCACGTTTGAACTGACCGTCATTAACTTGGGCACTTCAACTGGCCTGATTACGATGGCCGTTGGAACCGGCATCACTGCGGTTGGTAACTTGGTTGTTGCGATTACTGGTAGCGCAGCAGGCGTTGGCGGTGCGGGGCAATTCTTGTTCCGCAAGACCGGCGATGCTGCATACACTGTGTATCGCGTTGCTTAAATTTGAATGGGGCTTCGGCCCCGTTCTATAAGGAAATAATTATGGCAAATACAAAATCTATTGGTGTTGCTTTTGAAGAC